CTCAGATTTAATTGCTCATTATGGGCAATCATTAGTATTGGCACAAGCTTTTGGTGCTAATGCATCCACAGGCATTGGCTTGGCTGTGGAATTGTTTGATGGTTGGGTTGAATGGTGGGGCAAAGAATCACGTAAAGGTGGTGCTGGCTATAGTAATGATGATCTGGCTGCAGATCTAGCAGGTGCATACGGATACACTCCATCACAAGCTCTTGCCGCTGGGTTGTTAACACATACTAGTGCTGAAGAGTTAGATAACGACTATTTCTTGGATGGTAATACGGGCTTTCTTGACAATATTCATAAGCTTTGGGATTTGTGGGATGCTGATGTAACAGACCAAAGCGCTGCTGATAAGGCCGATGCTGAAACCATGATGGATAGCTTGATGACCAAATTACAAGCCAGCCTTAGTGGGTATATTGTAGCAGGCTGGAGAAGTTATTCGGTGGTGTTAGCATCAAGTGAAGCAAATGCGCAGGATGGTCTTGGATATAAAGGTGATGTATGGTCTGGTATCCATGACGTCAACAACGAGAATTTATCCACTGGGTTTAGCATGGTTGATGCTTACGATGTTGATCAAACCTGGATAAGCCGAGCAGTAACATTAACGTGGCCAGCAAGTGAGTATGTTTCGGTTATTACTCATGACGCTAATAAATTAAACATGATAGTTTCAGTGCCTGCTGGGTCAGCTGCAATATCATTTGACCCACAAATTTCAAGCAACCTGACCAAGGCATGGCCTGTTGCAGTTTCTTATAGCGTGGTGAATTGATATGGCAACTTCAGTATACTTTTCAGGATCAGTAAAATCAGAGCAGGAGCTTTATGAAGATTTAATCATAGAGTCAATGCAGATTTATGGCCAGGATATTATATACATACCAAGACAAGAGATATCTAAAGATGATATACTAAACGAATCATATTCTAAGTTTACGGACTCTTACGTTGTTGAAATGTATATTGAGAATGTAGATGGGTTTGAAGGTGATGGGGATTTACTAGCTAAATTTGGTTTAGAGATTAGAGATCAGGCAACATTCATTGTTGCTAAGCGTCGTTGGGAAAAACAGATTAATAAATGGACCAATACAGGAAGACCTATGGAAGGGGACTTGTTATACCTTCCTATGTCTAAGAGTTTATTTGAGATTAAGATGGTTGAGCATGAAATGCCATTCTATCAATTACAGAATGTTCCTGTATACAAATTACAAGCTGAATTGTTCGAATACACTGATGAAGAGTTCGATACAGATATAGACATGGTTGATAAGATAGAGACTCTTAATGCTACATCATATACATATACATTGGATAGTGGGTCTGGTGATTATTCTATAGGTGAGACAGTAACTCAATGGACCGGTGTGAATGATGCAACGGGAGCTCCTATTAACATTGAAGGCGAAGTAGCTGCATGGGAAGATACTGGTTTGGGTGGAAACTTAACAGTAGTATCATTAGTTACTACTGATGGTAAGTTCAGACAGCTGTATGTTGATCCTGATCCACTTAAAGCCATTGTTGGTACAGAATCCGGCGCTACATATAATGTTGCAGCAGCAGATAATGCAACCAATTTTAACAAAGATGAGTATGCACGTAATGATGAATTTGAAACAGCAGCAGATGACATCATTGATTTCAGTGAGACTAATCCGTTCGGGATGCCATAATGTTTAAGGACCACTTTTATAATTCAAGTACAAGACGTATGGTTTCAGTATTCGGAAGCATATTCAACGACCTATCTATTCAAAAAGTAGATAATACAGGTAAGCTATTACAAGAAATTAAGATACCATTAGCATATGGTCCCCGTCAGAAGTTCTTAAGCAGAACAAAAGATTTAGATGATACTAAGATAGCACTTAAATTACCACGCATGTCATTTGAAATTATTGATATGAGTTATGATGGCGCTGCTAGAATTAACAAGACCAAGAAGTTTGTTACTGTAGATCCCTTAGATAAAAAACATGTAACATCGTTAGGATCGCCTGCAGTATATAAAGTAGGGTTTGAACTTAATATTATGACAAAGTCTCAGGATGATGCATTACAAATATTAGAGCAAATATTACCTAAGTTTCAACCAGATTATACAGTAACCATTAAAGATATACCTACAATGGATATATCAAGTGACACTCCAATAATATTAACTGGAGTTGGGTTGAATGATGAGTATGAAGGTGATTTTTTAAGTAGAAGAACCATTGTATACACATTAACATTTGAAACAAGAATTAGATACTATAATGGTATTCAAGATCGAAGTGTTATTAATAAAACAGAAGTATATTACAAAGATACTGATTCCGGAGAGAATATGGAAGTGCAAAAAGTCGATGGTACTACTCTACCATATACGGAGACCATAGACTTTTTTAATTAAGGATACATTATATTATGAGTGATTTACAAAAAGATTATGATCATATCAGGGATAGCCTGTATGATTTGAGTGAGCAAGGGGAAGAGGCCATTGAACTAATGATGGAACTTGCTAGAGAATCCGAACACCCCAGGGCTTTCGAAGTACTTGGACAACTAATCAAACAAAAGGCAGACATCAACGACAAGTTGATGAAGCTACATAAATCCAATAAAGATATAAAACAAGTAGATCCATCATCCCCAGTACTACCTGGAGTTACAAACAATAATCTTTTTATTGGGTCTACTACAGATTTACAAAGAATGTTACAGGATGAGAAAGTGATTGATGGCGATACAGAAACCGGATAGTTATTTAGGTAACGCTCAAGTTAAACGTGACGGTGTCACACAAGAGTGGTCTAAAGAGGATATATTAGAATATCAAAAGTGTATGGATGATTCTGTATACTTTGCTATGAAGTATTGTAAAGTAATATCGTTGGATGATGGGTTGGTCCCATTTAAGTTATATGATTATCAAAAAGAGATGTTTAGACATTTTCAGGATAATCGATTCTCTATTGTATTAGCATGTCGTCAATCAGGTAAGTCTATATCTACAGTAGCATATCTATTATGGTTTGCACTATTCCACTCAGAACAAACAATTGCTGTTCTTGCTAACAAAGGTGCTACTGCTCGTGAGATGTTAACCCGTATCACTCTTATGTTAGAGAATCTACCGTTCTTCTTACAGCCAGGAACAAAAGCATTAAACAAGGGATCAATTGAGTTTTCCAATAACTCACGATTAATAGCAGCAGCTACTTCTGGCAGCTCTATTCGTGGTATGTCAATTAACTTACTATACCTTGATGAGTTTGCGTTTGTAGATAATGCTACGGAGTTCTATACAAGTACATATCCTGTTATATCAGCTGGTAAAACCACTAAGGTTATTATTACATCTACAGCTAATGGATTAGGTAACATATTTCAAAAGATATACGAAGGGGCATTGCAAGGTACTAATGAGTTCAAAGCTTTCCGCGTTGATTGGTGGGACGTTCCTAGTAGAGATGAAGAGTGGAAGAGGATGACAATCTCTAATACATCTGAGTTACAATTCGACCAAGAGTTTGGAAACAATTTCCATGGTACAGGCAATACACTTATTAATGCTGAAACACTATTAGCGTTAAAGGCTAAAGAGCCAATTGCTATTCAGAATCATGTTAGTATATATGAAAATCCTGTGGAAGGACATCAATACATTACATTAGTGGATGTTGCTAGGGGTAGAGGTATGGATTACTCTACGTTTAACGTTATAGATGTAACTGAGAAGCCGTTTAAACAAGTTGCTGTATTTAGAGATAATATGGTTAGTCCGTTACTGTTTCCAGATATCATATATAAGTACGCAAAATATTATAACGAAGCTTACGTGGTTATTGAAAGCAATGATCAAGGCGCTGTTGTTTGTAACGGATTATACTATGATTTAGAGTATGAAAATGTATTTGTTGAATCGTATACTAAGGCTAATGCTATCGGTATTACAATGACAAGAAAGACTAAACGAATTGGTTGTTCAACTATTAAAGATATACTAGAACAGGGTAAGTTAGAAATAGTAGATATGAATACAATTCAAGAGATGTCTACATTTATTGCTAAGGGTAATAGCTATGAGGCTGATCACGGAAATCATGATGATCTTATGATGAACCTTGTTA